TCGCAATAGAAGATGATGGTCGTGCAAAGATCATTGTCAAAGTCGCATAACATTAGTCAGAAAAGGAGAAAGACATGACTGATACACCAACCACAGAAGAAATTGCACAACACTACACAGCAATGGGTCACTCAGTTGACCTGCTAAATGCTGGACAACCAGAGGGCATGGAAGATGCCGACTGGACTGACACAGTTGCTCGTAATGTTGAGCATCTGGAAATCATGGTAGCCAAAGACTTCTGGACTACAGAAGACATGACTGCCGCTAATGCTGCAATCGCAGCCAACTCTTAACTTAAAGGAGACCGTTATGAGTAAAAATGAAAAGAACCTCATCACCGTCAACGACATCGAATACAACATCGAAGACATGACTGACGCACAGAAGACTATGTTGAACCACATCAATGATCTGGATCGTAAGCTAGGGTCTGCGCAATTTAACTTGGATCAGCTTAACGTGGGCCGAGACGCCTTTGTTAAAATGCTTGCTGAATCATTAGAAGCGCCAGAACAAAAAGAAGAAGCTGCTGCATAAGTATGGCTACTGCACAGGAAATAAGAGAAGCTGCTGAACGCAGTCTTGTTACATTTATCAAACTTGTAGCACCTCAACGTGTACTAGGAAATTGTCACGAAGATGTGTGTAAGTGGTGGACCAGACAAGAAGCTAAAACTCATCAGTTACTCTTATTTCCTCGTGACCACGGTAAGTCAGCTATGGTAGCTTATAGAGTAGCTTGGGAGTTAACTAAGAACCCCACCCTACGGGTACTTTACATCTCAGCTACATCTAACCTAGCTCAGAAACAGCTATCGTTTATTAAGAACATCTTTGAGTCAGACATACACCAGAAGTACTGGCCTGAACATCTAAACAAAGATGAGAGTAAACGAGAGAAGTGGACTACATCTGAGATTGCTCTGGATCACCCAGACCGTAAGAAGGAAGCCATACGTGACCCTTCTATATTTACTGGTGGTCTCACTACTTCCCTTACTGGGATGCACTGTGACATTGCAGTTCTTGATGATGTTGTGGTATTTGAAAATGCGTACACTGGGGAAGGTCGTAACAAAGTTAAATCCCAGTACTCTTTGCTATCATCTATTGAGGGTAGTGAAGCTAGAGAATGGGTAGTAGGTACACGTTACCATCCTAAGGACTTGTACTCTGATCTGATGGGTATGGAAGAAGACATATACACAGACAAGGGTGAGTTAACAGGTAAAGAGAGTATCTACGAAGTAATGGAAAAAGCAGTAGAGGATAACGGTGATGGCACTGGTGACTTTCTCTGGCCTCGACAGCTTCGCAAAGATGGTAAGATGTTTGGTTTCGATATTAAAATCCTAGCCAAGAAACGTGGGCAGTACCTAGACCGTGTACAGTTTCGTGCTCAGTACTACAATGACCCGACTGATCCTGATACTCAACCTATTGCTTATGAAAAGTTCCAGTACTATGAACGTAAACATCTTAGCCGTGACAATGGGCAATGGCACTACCAAGGACGTAAACTAAATGTTAGTGCAGCTGTGGACTTTGCTTACAGTGTCAGTAAGCGTTCCGACTACACTGCCATTGTCGTCATTGGAGTGGACTATGAAAATAACGTATATGTTTTAGACATTGATCGTTTTAAAACAGACAAGATTTCTGAGTACTTCCGGCACATCCTTGACCTCCTTAATCGCTGGGACTTCAGGAAACTACGAGCTGAATGTACTGCTGCTCAGTCAGCTATTGTATCTGAACTAAAAGATAACTACATTAAACCTAACGGTCTAGCTTTAAAGATTGATGAGCATAGACCAAACAGGCATCAAGGTTCCAAAGAAGAACGGATTGCTGCTACTCTTGAGCCACGATACGACAACTTACAGATGTACCATTACCGTGGTGGTAACTGTCAAGTGTTAGAAGAAGAACTTGTGTCACATAACCCAGCACACGATGACTGTAAAGACTGTTTAGCAGCAGCAGTTGAGGTGGCAGTCAAGCCAAGTATGTCTGTAAGAAAAATAAGAAGTCAAGAAAACAATGTAGTATTCCACCCCAAATTCGGTGGTGTAGCTTTTTAGCAGTTGACAAAGAAATTAAGGTGTGGTATTATTATCACATAGCTAGGACTAGGAGTCATTATGGCTGGCACGACTATTGACATTGAAAGCATTATTGACCCACACGCCTTAGCTGTGGACATCTCTAATCGCTGGTCATCTTGGAATAACTCTCGTTCTGAAAAGATTGAAGAGTGGAAAGAGTTGCGTAACTACGTTTATGCTACAGACACTCGTACCACAAGCAACAGCAAGTTGCCTTGGTCTAACTCTACAACTACTCCAAAGCTAACACAGATTGCTGATAACTTACATGCTAACTACTTTGCTGCTTTGTTTCCACAGAAGCGTTGGTTTCGTTTTGAGGCTACAGATTCTGATTCAGATGTTAAGATTAAACGTGACATCATTCAAGCCTACATGCAAAACAAGCTACGTCAGTCTGACTTCGTAAATACTACAAGTAAACTTATTAACGACTACATCCAGTATGGTAACTGTTTTGCTACAGTAGACTATCAACGTAAGGTGACAGAGTTCGAGGATGGAGATCGGGTTGTCAATTACGTTGGCCCCAAGCTAGTTCGTATCTCTCCTTTTGATATTTGTTTTAACCCTATTGCTGCTGAGTTTGCTGACACACCTAAGATTATTCGTTCTGTCTTAACCTTAGGTGAAGTTCAACGTATGGTTGAGAACGCACCTGACAAGGATTACATGGCTGACATCTTTGACAAGATGCTAGGCAATCGTGGTGCAGCTAAAGGTAACGACATTGATGTAAACAAGTCGGAAGGCTTTACAGCTGATGGGTTTGACAACTTAACTGATTACTATGAGTCAGATTACGTAGAGATTCTTACTTTCTACGGTGACATCTACGACACAGGTACTGGTAAGTTTATGAACAACCGTATCATCACCATTGTAGATCGTGCTTACGTTTTGTCAAACGAGGAGAACCCTAGCTTCTTAGGTCGTGACCCTATCTTCCATGTAGGCTGGCGTGATCGTCCTGACAACCTTTACAGCATGGGTCCACTAGACAATCTTGTAGGTATGCAGTACCGCATTGACCACCTAGAGAATCTCAAGGCAGACGTATTCGATCAGATTGCTTATCCTGTATTGAAGATACGTGGTGACGTAGAGGACTTTGACTTTGAACCTAATGCTCGTATTTACTTGGGTGATGAAGGCGATGTAGGTTATCTTGTACCTGACTCAACTGCCTTGAATGCTGACTTCCAGATTAGAGAGTTGGAAGCTAAGATGGAGATGATGGCTGGTGCTCCTCGTGAGGCTATGGGTATCCGTAGTGCTGGTGAAAAGACAGCCTTTGAAGTTAACCAGTTGATGACAGCCGCTGGCCGTATCTTCCAACACAAGACTGCTCACTTTGAACGTGTGTTCCTTGAGCCTATCTTGAATGCTATGCTTGAAGTGGCTCGTCGTAATATGGACTACGAAGACACAGCCAAGGTTCTAAACGAGGATACAGGGCTTTACTTCTTTACTCAGATTACTCGTGATGACATCAAGGCTAACGGTAAGATTATTCCGATGGGTGCTCGTCACTTTGCTGAACGTGCTCAAAGAGTGCAGAGCCTTACAACGATGTACCAGATCAAGGCATCTGATCCTAGTATCGGGTCTCACCTGTCAGGTAAAGAGTTTGCTCGTTTGCTTGCAGATGAGTTAGGTGAACCAGCCTTGTTTGGTGAGAACATTGCAGTGTCTGAACAGCTGGAGACACAGAAGGTTGTCACAGAGGCTCAGGTCGAGTTTGAAGCAGAGCAAGAGGAAAAGGCTGAACAAGGTATGCAGGAACTAGAACCTGCCCCTGAGCAAGCCCTAGAGGAGCCTATTGAATGAAGGCAGCTTGGTTTAAAGACTGCAAGAGTAAGAAAGAAAAAGAGGCAGTAAGTCAGGTTCTCCACTCAAACAGAGAGAGTTTAGACCGCCTTAAAGAAATCCTAGAGCCTATGCTAAAGGATACTACCCCTGCCGCAGACTATGACTCACCATCGTGGGCATACAAGCAAGCAGATCGCAACGGGTTCAATCGAGCAGTGACCACTGTGTTGGACCTTATTAACTTAGACAAGGATTAACAATGAGTGTATTTTCTGAGGAGCAGGTGACCCCCGCAACACAGAGTGAACAAGTATCAGCCTTTGAAGAGCCAACCAGCCCTTCAGTCTTAGGTGATCTTGTGGGAGAAGGACGTAAGTTCAATGATGTAGAGGCGTTAGCAAAGGGCAAGCTGGAAGCAGATAAGTTTATCGAACAGATGAAACAAGAAAATGCTGCTTTAAAAGCTGACCTAGAAAAACAAGCCTACAAACTTGGAGTTACTAATAAGATGGAAGAAATGGCCTCGGAATCCACAACCGAACTTCTTGACCCCAACAACAATACTAGTGGCACTTCGAATACAGCTAACACCCAGCCCACTTCGAGTGAAGCAAACATTGAGAGCCTAGTTGAACAGACCCTGAGGAAACGAGAGCAAGAAAGTGTTGCTAAAAACAACATTGCAATCGTTGAGTCGGAACTTGCACAAACCTATGGAACTGAAGCATCATCTGTAGTACAGCAGAAAGCTAATGAACTTGGGTTACCTATTTCTGAGCTGCAAGGTATGGCTGCTAAATCCCCTACTGCATTTATGCAGTTAATGGGACAGTCAGCACCTAAGCCTTCTCCGTTAGTGCAGGGGAGCATTCGTACTGAGGGTTCTACAATGCAAGCATCTTCTGACAAAGACTTTGGTTACTACCAGAAACTTCGTCGGGAGAACTCGACACTATACTATAAACCGTCTACCCAAAGGCAAATGATGGCAGATGCCGACCGTTTGGGTGACCGCTTCTATAAATAAAGGAATAGAACAATGGCTGGTAATACAGTAGCTACTCTCGCATTAGCCAAACGTGCAGAAGTTTGGGGTGCAGAGCTTAAAGAAATCTTGCGGGACGAACTGCAAGGTATGAAATACGTTAACTGGTTGAATGATTTCCCAGATGGTGATACATTCAAAATCCCATCCTTGGGTGATGCAACCGTTAACGACTACACTGAAGATGCTGCGGTCACATATGACCCAATTGATGATGCACAGTTTACGTTCACCATCACTGAGTACCTTCAGGCTGGTAACTACATCACTAACAAAGCGATGCAGGATGTTTACTACTCAAACCAAATCATGTCACAGTTCGTGCCTCTGCAAGAACGTGCTTTGATGGAACGTCTTGAGACAGACATCATGGCTTTGGGTGGTCAGCAAACAGTAGACAATGGTAACGCAATCAATGGCGTTGACCACCGTATGCTTGGTTCTGGCTCAGGTAACAAGATTGCTGTTGAAGACTTTGCTAAGGCACTTCGTGCTTTGAAAACTGGTAAAGTACCACAGCGCAACCTCGTTGCTATCGTTGATCCGTCTGTTGAATTTGAGATGAACACACTGTCTCAGTTGACAAACGTATCTAACAACCCACGTTGGGAAGGTATTGTTCGTGATGGTATCGCAACTGGCATGTCCTTTGTTGCTAACATCTACGGCTTTGATGTATATACATCGAACTACCTGAAGACAGAAGCTGCTGAAACTATCGGTGGTACAACTGTCAACAACGCAATCACCAACATGTTCTTCTCTGCGGATCAGACAGTGTTGCCTTTCGTAGGTGCATGGCGTCAGATGCCAAACGTGGACACAGAGTACAACAAAGATTACCAGCGTACAGAGTTTGTAACTACTGCACGTTATGGTATGAAATTGTACCGTCCAGAGAACTTGGTAACAGTTATGACTGCGCCTTTGGCGTAACATAATTACAAGGGGAGGGGAGAAATCTCCTCCTCTTACTCTTTTATACTTGACAACTATTTTACTTGTGTGTATAATAGTCTTAACAAGTCCCTCCGGTAAGGATAACATATCATGGCTAACGTAGAACATTCATCATTAACAGGTAGTGCTTTACACGAACCTAAGGGTGTAGCTGCTGCTAACAGTGGTGAAGCATACGTTGCTAATGGTTCTGGTAGTGGTACATGGCAACCTATTCATAGGCATCTAGGGGCAGCTACAGCTTTTAATCACTCCTCTCCTTATGCTTATTCTATTGATACAGATATTGCAGAGAAGTTCTTGTCACCTTCTATAGCTTCTACTGTTACATCGGGCTTTACAGTAGTAACCAGCCCAAACCTACGGTTTAGGTATGATGATGCTACGAGCCTTACAGGTTTAATTAATGTTACTATGTCATCGTCTCAGGCCTCAGGTAGCTCTAAAGATGTAGAGTGGGCTTTGTTTAAGAACGGTACAGAGATTGTAGGATCAAGGGCTATACGTTCTATAGGCTCTGGAAGTTGGGGTTCTATTAGTGTAACAGGTCTTACAGCATTAGCTCAAAATGATTACATTGAGATTAAAACTAAAGCTAGTGCAGACAACGTAGATGTAAACTATGCTAATATTTACGTATCAATTATTGGAATGAGTGCATAACATGAAGATGACTCTCCTCGCAATGGTCCAAAACATCTTGTCCGATATGGATTCGGAGGAGATCAACAGTATTTCTGATTCAAATGAAGCTGAACAGATTGCTAAAGTTATTGAGAATACTTACTTCAATCTCATTGCTACTCGTATAATTCCTGAACATGCTCAGTCTATCAAGTTAACTTCTTTCTCCAGTTCTGCTAGACCTACACACTTCTCATTTCCTACCCGTGTAAAGGATATTGAGTTCTTAGATTACAACGTATCTCGAAAAGTAGGCGGAGTAGAATACAGACGTTTGACTTACCTCAGCCCAGATGAGTTCTTTGGTTTGTCAGATCGTAGGGATAGCTTGGCATCTAACGTACTACAAGTTCCAGATGTAGCTTCAGATAGTACTCTCCTTATTCGTAATGATATAATGCCATCCTACTACACATCCTTCGACGATGAGAATGTAGTACTTGATTCTTACATGGCATCAGTAGATAGTACCCTCACATCCTCCAAGACACGGGCCTACGGAACTAAGTACCCTACTTTTGATTCCTTCTCAGATACCTTCATTCCAGATGTAGACGATGTAATGTTTCCGTTTATGTTGGCTGAAGCTAAGTCCACGGCTATGTCTCTCTTTAAGTCTGGAGCAGACCCTAAGATCGAGCAGTCAGCAAGGCGTCAAAAGGTGTATGTACAAAACGATATGCACCGTTTAAATGTAGGAAGGCCAAAGAACAACTATGGTAGACGTTGAATTAATTAGAAGTGAAGACGGTCAGCAAGTAAAAGTTCTTAGCACTAAAACAGAAAAGGCACTCGTAGTTTACAAACCTCAAGATGGTTTTAAGTTCTACGCAGTTAAGTATGAGAACGGAGCACAGGTTCCAGTTGAGTTAAGTGGACGTTGGACTGGTATTGAATCAGCTTTAAATGCTGTTAAGTCCCACCTAGCTCTAAAGAAAACTACTGCTAGAAAAGCTGTTAACGATAGGTACAAGGCTCGTAAGGCCAAAAAGGAAGAACTTAATGCCACAGAGCCTGATACAGAGAACGGTTAATACCTTCATCAAAGGTCTCATCACTGAGGCTTCTGAGCTTACGTTCCCTGAGAACGCATCTGTAGATGAGCTTAACTGTGCCTTGGAACGTGATGGTACACGGCGTAGACGTAAGGCTCTTACCCTAGAGGAGAACTACGTTCTTTCAGATGTGACTGTACCTCAGGGTGCTTTGGTCAACACACTGGACTGGTACAACGTAGCTGGTCAACCTAACCTAGAATTTCTAGTAGTCCAAGTAAACAATATACTTTACTTCTACGAGAAGTCAGCTGATCCTTTGTCAGCAAATAAGTATGCCGATACTGTAAACTTAAACAGTCACTCCGCATCTAACAACCTCTCCCCCTCAGATGAACGTATCCAAGTAACCTCCTTGAATGGTGCATTGATCGTTGCTTCACCAGCGATTAATACTTTCTTTGTGGAATTTGATACAGTAGCTCAGACTTTTTCTGAAACAACTATTGCATTTAAAGAGAGAGACTTTGAGTGGCAGGGTTCTGATGTAGAAGTCACAAGTGAATACTTTGAGAATGACTCTAGCCCTTCATCTGAACGTACTTACGATGCTAAGAACGTAGGCTGGGGCCAAGGTGGCGGTCCTTCTATTTTCACCCTTCCATTAACTCACGCTTGGTATGCTGGTAAAGATGCTAATGGGGCTTTTAATCAAACAGACTGGAATGAAATCTATTCTGGTTCATCTCTTGCAGCCAATGGTCACTTTGTTGTAGATGTATTTAACAAGGTTCGTTCTGGTTTAACAACAGAAGTTGAGACAGCTAGGTTCCGTACAGTTGCTGCCTATGCTGGTCGTGTATTCTATGCAGGTATTGACTCAGCTAAGAATGGTGGTAAGGTCTACTTCTCCAGACTAACGGAGAGGCTTGCTGACGTAGGTAACTGCTTTCAGGTATACGACCCTACCTCAGAGATTATTAGTGACCTATTAGACACTGACGGTGGCGTGGTAAGTATCCCTGATGCACACAACATCCGTAAGCTCCACGTTATCGGGGCATCCCTCTTAGTGTTTGCTGAGAACGGTGTGTGGGCTGTTGCTGGTGTTGACAACGTGTTCCGTGCTACAGAGTATGCTATCACTCGTATCAGTGACACAGGTTTGACCAATGAAAACTCTTTTGTGGTAGCAGATGGTTTGCCCGTTTGGTGGAGTAAGACTGGTATCTACGCAATACAACAGGGTGAAAGTCTTAACGTACCTACCGCCCAGAACCTTTCTCTCTCTACGATACAGACTTTCTGGAACAGTATTCCAAACGAGAAGAAAGCACAAATCCACGTGGAGTACGACAAAGTTAACCAGAGGGTTCTTTGGTTTTACCCAGATGCAGATGAAACAATAGAGTACAAGTACAATAATATACTTGTTATGGATTTAGCTCTACAGGCTTTCTATCCTTGGAAGATAGCAGACCAAGAAACAGACACAAGTTATGTTATCGGTACATCTTACTACGCTGGTTTAGGCTCTACTTCTACTGAGACACAAGTGGTCAACGGTGCAGACACTATTGTTAACGGTGCAGACAACGTGATTGCTACATTGTATCGGGACTACCTACAAGGTGACAGTGAGATAAAAGTTCTTGTACGAGATGGTGCAACTGGTAAGATGACCTTTGCAACATTCCGTGGTGACAGTTACCTTGATTGGGGCGATGCTGACTACCAGAGCTTTGCTGAAGCTGGTTATGACTTCATGGGTGACATGACAACCTTCAAGACTGCTCCTTACATTACAACGTACATGCGAGTAACTGAAGATGGTTACACAGTGAGTGGAGCAGGATACGAGTTCATCAATCCCTCTAGTTGTTTGATGTCTGTGTCTTGGAACTTGAGCAAGGCTAACAGCACTCCCCGTGAGATTTACAAACTAAAAGATGTTCCGGTAGTAGACCCAGACGATTTAGGTTCCTTTAACTATCCTACAGATACAATAGTAACTAAGTCTAAGGTACGTGGTCGTGGTCGTTCAATGAAACTTAGGTTCGAGAGTGCAACAGGTAAAGACTTTCACCTAGTAGGATATGAGGTTCTTGGTGGTAAAAACAACACCTACTAATATTAGAGAAGCAACAGAAGAAGATGCGCTAGACTGTTTAATCCTCTTCAAACAATTTCACAAAGAGTCTAAAGTACCTTACTCGTGGGATGCAAATAAAACACAAGAAGTTTTTCTTCAGACACTACCGTTGGAGAACTTTATTACTCTTGTTGCAGAGATAGACAACGAGATAGTCGGCTTTATTTGCGCTATGTATAACGAGCCTTTCTTTTCATCCGAAAGAGTTTCAACTGAAGTGGCTTGGTTCGTTAATAAAGACTTTAGGAACAGTACAGCAGGATTTAGGTTGATGAAGTCTTACGAAGATTGGGCTAGAGGTCAAGGTGTAAAGTATATCGGCATGACTTTTTTAGAGAACGTAACAGACTTATCAGCAGTATACGAAAAAAAGGGTTACTCTAAAGCTGAGACCCACTACATGAAGGAGTTTTAACATGGCTGTTTTTACGGCAATTGGGACAACACTCGGAGTAGCTGGAGGAGTTGCGGGTACTCTTACGGCTGCATCAGTTGTGGGCGGTTTGGCTGTAGCTGGAACTGTTGGAGCAATTTCTGGAGTAGTTAATGCAAGGAAAGCGGGTAAGGCAGCACAAGCGGCTGCTGAAAGGCAAGAAAAAGCACAGCAACTCCAAGCTAGGCGTCAACGCCGTGCAGCCATTCGATCCAATATTCTAGCCTCTGCACGAGCAAGGGCTTCTGCACAGGCAGCTGGTACAGCCGAGAGTTCTGGATTGGCTGGGGCAGTAGGTGCAGGTCGATCAGCTCTTGGTTCAGAACTAGGTTTCGGAACACAAATGAGTGGTTTGAGTTCTGAGATTTCAACCTTCCAAAGTCAGGCTCAAACGTATGGAGACCTCTCCAAGTTAGGGTTTAAGGTAGCTGGATCGGCAGCGAGTTTTATAGCACCTAGAATGTTTACTGCTCCTACTCAACCGTCTGCTCCTACTCAACCGTAAGGAAAACAAATGAATAGCATCGTTTCCTTAGAGGAACTACTAGCAGATTCAGAAGATGTTTCTGAGGTAGTGCAAAAAGAACCTCTCGATCCTACTTCTCCTCTTGAAAAACAGAAAGTAGAGGAGCAATCCTTACTACTTGAAGTTGACCCTGCTGTAATATCAGAGGCTCGTCTTTCTGAGGATATGACACACGAGGGATTAGCTAAACAATTCCCTGACCTTAACGTATTCCTTGAGACACTTTACGATGCGGGTGTACCTGTAGAAGAGGCTGGTCGTTTAGCACAGGAACATGTAGACCGTAAGCAGGTTGCTGTCTCTCCTCGTGAGTTTATCTTCTCAAGTATTATGATGGTTGACGATGATACGGTTAACCAAGAAACTCTACGTATGTTGACTAACTATGAGTTGATTAACAAGCGCATTGCTGAACGGCTAGAGAAGAATGATCCATCTACTTTTAAGTGGTTGGCTGCTGGTACTCTAAACACTGTACGAGACTTTACAATTGGCGTGATTGAGATGGCTATTCGTAAAGATTCTTTTAAGTCTAAAGAGTATGCCGACACACTGTTTATGGAACCAGAAGAGTTTGATGCCTACTGGGAAGCAGAGCTAGACGATGTAGAAAGAAAAGGTCTTTTCAACATTCGTGAGTACGAGGGTCTAAAAGATGTCCAAGAACTTGTAGATAACTTTGGTACTGACGAAAATGCTGGATTCAATCAGCTCCTATCTCTAGCAGATATTGCTACTCTTGGTGTGACTAAGACCGCTGGTCGGTTAGCAGTTGCAGGTGGTCGTAAACTTATCACAGGTTCAGCTGCTACTCGTGAGACTGTGGAGAATGTTCTTAAAGCTAAGTCAGCATCTGAGGTTGTGACAGCCACTAAGGGTGACGTAGCTGGTGCTAAAGCTACAATCATTCAGCACAACACAGGTCAAGCTCCTAGCTCTGTATCTGGTAAGGCTGGACCCACAACACTAGACCCTAATCCTGCTACACCAGTACCTCATTCGGCTACAGTTATTGAGGGAACCAAGGCATCAATGCTGTTTGACGATATGTCACGCATCATGCAGTCTCCTTTCTCTGGTAAGACATTTACAATAGACAGTCTAAACGAGGCTACGGAGAAAGTAGCTAATCGTCTTATGGCTAGTTCAACTAATGCCTTTGTAAAAGTATCTCGTAGACGGGCTGAGGACTCAGACAACTTCATCTATTCAGCAATTTTAGGTAAGTCAGAGAACGGTGCAGCTTTTGCTACTAAGAAAGAGGCACAAGAAGCCGTTAACTTTGATCCTCGTTACACACCTGTACGCCGTAATGCCGATGACTTAGAAAAGGGTTATGGATTAAAAGAAAACAAACGTGGCTGGTACTTGCGGTATGAGGAACGTATTGACACTAGCCGACTAGCTAAAGAGTTGGAAGACGTAACAGTAGATGAGGGCTTTGTTAAAAGGGCAGCAGCTAGATTGTTCTCAGCTGGTCAAACTACTGTTGGACCTCGTGTAGGATTTATGATTAACGCAGCTGAAGGGCTTGTTTCTCGTGTAAGTAAGATTGCTGACAAGTCTTTTAAAGACATTCGTAGCCTAAGTAAACAGGAGTATGAAGAAGTTAACAAGGTAATGACACGTTACCGTGATAACATCGAAGGTGATGCAGAAGTAGACTTAGCTGCACAGAGAGGTGCTCCTAGTTCAGAGAAGTTCACAATGGACTTCTTTCAAGTTACTGGTAAGATGCCTACTGAAAAGCAACTCACTGCCTACCGTGCTCTTACTGACTTCAACAACGCAGCTTGGAATGTCAAAGCTACTGAGATACTAAAGAATGTAACTAACCGGGGTGGTTGGGCAGTAACTATCAATACAGGCTATGATGGTATCGGTGTTATTGCTAAGGCAGCTGACGATGACGTTGTGTACAGCCGATTACAGGGTCGTATTAAAGGTTCTCAAACTGCTGAGAGAGTTGTATACAAACTGGATCAACCATACAAAACTCCTGACGGTACAAACTACCAGTATGTTACAGATGTTGTAGATGCTCGTGTACCTCAGAAGTCAGATGTACTAGGATACAACGTAGGCGGTTCACGAAACAACGAGACCATTAACTTCTTTGTTGGGTCTGTGTTTGAGCCAGTTCTTGCTGGAGGTAAGAAAGCTACAAAAGGTTTCCGTACTCTCATAGGTTCATTCAGTGCCAAGAATGCTGAAAAGGCTTCTAAAGAACTTAACAACATTGCCGATGTACTATCCCCTATCTTTAAATCTACAGGTATTAAACACATAAAAGACTTAGGTATCTCAGGGGATGACCTTGCTCGTGTTAATGCAGTTATCGTAGCTAACAACTCTTGGAACCCTAGTTCAATTAAGAACTTTGAGGACTTGAAGTTACTGGCTACCAAGCACGATGAACCCTTTACAGCTAAGTTCGAGGTGAAACGTAGGGATCAGAAGGTTGATGCTGAGATCGTAGAAGGTCAAGGCATGACTGTAGGTGAGTACCAGTCTATGCGTGTGTCCCGTAAACGTGGTGATACTCCTCTACTAGAGTATGGCGGTGCTCGTGTAGGCAACCAAGACCCTATCACAAACATCATAGAACAGTTCCAATCTTCTGCTTACCGTTACACTCATTATAAAGCAACTCAGGCTGCTGTCAATGGCTGGGTTCTAAAAGCTAAGAGATTAGGTAACGTAGAATTTGATGGACCTATTCCTTCTAACCCAGAAGACTTCATTCGTCTTGGACGTATTAAGGGTGGTAAAGGTTCTAAGTCAGTAGACGCAGACATGCGTGACCAACAGGACGTAATCAAACGGCGTCTTGGGCTGCATGACAGGGCTGACAAAGAGAATACACTTTTTACTATGATGGCTCAGAGCCTGTATGATGAAGGCGTGTTTGGTTTTGGTAAGGGTTTGAAGACAAAACCTGAGGACTGGATTGGTGGTGCAGCTGGTAGGGCAAGAGCCTTTGCTTTTCACCTAAAGATGGGTTTCCTTAACCCTGACCAGATGGTTCTCAATGCCTCTCACGTTGCACAGATCATGGCTATCTCTCCTAAGGCTGGTGCAAAGGCTACGGCTGCTACTCCAGTCATAGCACACCTGATGTTGAAGACACCTAAGGCAGCAGCTAAAGACATTGATGCTATGTATGTCAATGGTTTCACTGGTATGACCAAGCAAGAGTTGTTAGATACTGTACGGTACATGCGTGAGTCAGGTAGAGACATCATCGGTACGTCTGTTTTGGAACGCAGTGGTGATACTTTTAATAGCAGCCAGACAAAAGCCTCCGAACTTTTGGAAAGAGGTCTAACACCCTTTAAGATTGGTGAACTTTACGGACGTATTGCATCCGCTGCTACTGCTGTCGTAGAACATGGTGCTAGAAAAGTATCTGATGATGTCTTCAGTGAAACAGGATTACAGTACGTAGCAAACCGTGAACAGGTTCTTAGTTTCCGTATGACATCTGGGCAGAAAGGTGCCTATCAGGAAGGCCCAATCTTGGGATTAGCTACACAGTGGATGTCCTACACCAACCGTTTCCTAGATAACATAATGATTGGTCGTGATCTTACTAAAGCAGAACGTGCTCGTATGGTTGCAACCAATACTGTTATGTTTGGAACACGAGGTATGGGCTTTCCTCCACGGGTAACAGCCGCAATGGTAGCTTTAGGTATTGACCCAGAAGATCAAGACTCTACAGCTGCATTAAACGCAGTTAAGTTTGGCTTGTTTGATTGGGTATTGTCTCAAGGCGTAGGAACAGACGTATCCTTAGGCACACGTATCGCACCTTTAGGTGGTCTTGTTCAGCAGTACACAGAACTATTTGCTGAAGACCCACTCTGGTCTACCCTTGGTGGTCCATCAGTACAGATTGGTACGGAAGGTCTAAAGTCTTTGAGGAATACTCTCTCAGCTTTGGTCGGTGGACATAATCAGGTAGCCTATGAAGATTTCAAGGTAATGATGCGAGAGGTAAAGACAATTGACCTTTACTCTAAAGTAGTCGAGTTAATTGAAACTGGGGAGTATCGTAGTAAACGCCGTAGTATGGCTGGTTCCTTCTCAGAAGAAGAGGTTAGTTTAGGTCTTGTAGCATCTGTTTTTGGTGGTGCTACCCCTATGAAAGTCCTTAACTTTTATGATGCTAAAGACATCTCCTACAAAGAGGATGCTAAGTTCAAGGATGCCCGTAGACGAATAGATACTTGGGCATCTAAAGGTTTGGCCTTGATTTCTACTGGAGAACCTGATAAAATAAAAGAAGGTAAGGAGCTTTACAATGATGCTCTTAACCTTATTGAAGATGGTGGCTTCTCAACAGAGAACCAAACCAAATTATACAGGGCCGTTGTACGGTTAGACACTATGACAGACTTAGTTAGGCGTGCTCGTGGGCAGTCAGCAGGTTCACAAATTACAGCACAAGCTGCTCAAGGAGAATAAGATGCCATTTACCCTAGATCAAAATGTATCTGGTGCAGCCGCCGCACCTCAACCAGTTACTCAAGTATCTAACACCTCAATTGCTGCGGGTGTTGTAGGTGGTTTGTTAGATGTTGGGGCTTCCTTTGCTAGAGCACAAACCAAACCTGCTAGAGCTACTCAATCTGACAGGGATTCTGCTACATTCAAAACTGAGTTAAGAAAGGCCCAGCAAGATAGAAGCAAGGGCATGAGTTCTGAAGATTTGGCCTTAAAGTACGGATCAGTATTTGCTACACTCTCCATGAATGACGAAGAAAAGGCTCTCGTTATTCAAACAATTGGCACAGACCCTTACATTGTCCCTAAGCAAGCACCGTCTCTAGTTGATATTAAGATAGACCAGTTTAATCAAAACTCTGTGGCCTTCCAAGCAGGGTACATCCAGCAAGAACTAGAGAAAGCAAAGGCTAACGGGGAGACTATCTCTAATGAAGTGGCTGCTCAACGAGCAGTAGAAACTTACTCAGCCTTTCAAGTAGCAACCAATGCGGGTACACTCCAAGGCAACATCGACTGGAATACTGGTTACGATCAGAACATCAAGACACTTGACAGTTTTACAGCTACGGTAAGAGCAGCCCTTCGTGTTGAACAAGCTGGCGGTAACTTTGATATACGTAGCTTACAGCAGATGCGAACTGCTTTCGTT